TGGCGTGAACCTTTGGATTGTGCAGATAAAAATCACCCAGCAAAAGAGATTTCAATAATGAAAGGAGCTCAATTAGGCGGTACTGCTGCAGTTCTAAATCCTTTAGTTGGTTATACTATTTCTCAGAATCCGGGTAATATTATGTTTTTAACTGGTCATTCAGATTTGAGTGATGCAGCTATGAACAAGATTGACCAGATGATAGATAATACTGGTATTAGAAAATTAATAAGACCTAATGTTTTAAGGGCAAGAAATAGCAGAACTGGAGATACTAATAAAAGCAAAGAGTTTCCCGGAGGAGATTTAAAAAGTGGATCAGTTACAAATCATAATTTATTAAGGCAACACGATGTTATGATAATGGTTGTTGATGATTTCGATGCTGCACCTATGTTTTCAAAAAATGCAGGTTCAACAAGAGAGCTTGTTCAGAAACGAACATCTGCATACGCTCATAAAAGAAAAATTTACTATGTTTCTTCTCCACAAACAAAAGGAAGTTCAAATATTGAGGCAGTTTATTTGTTGGGAGACCAAAGAAGATGGAATGTTCCTTGTCCATGTTGCGGACATCAAATTGTTTTAGATTGGAAAGTTGAGGCATTGGATAGTAGCGGAGAAATGGCTGGTATTACATGGAAAACAGATGGAAGTGGTAATATAGTAAAGGGAAGTGTAGGTTATGTTTGTCAAAAATGCTCTGGTTTTTTTGATAGTTCACACAAATACGATATGAATGCTAATGGGGTTTGGATTCCATCGGTTGAAAATCCAATAGAAGAAAACCATTATTCTTATCAAATATCATCTTTATACGCTGCTCCTGGAATGGACGATTGGGATCATTACGTAAAACAATATTTGAATGCTAATCCAAAAGGAGGTAATAGGAATGAGAATCAAATGAAAACATTTGTAAATGTAGTATTGGGAGAAACTCATGAGGCTGAGGGGCAAAACTTAAAAGCTTCTGCAATACAAAAAAATATGTGTAATTATTCTATTGGAATAATACCAGAGAAATTAAGCATAGAACAAGGTAACGGAAGAATAGTGTTATTAACTTGCGGATCAGATTTGAATGGAAAAGAAGATGATGCAAGATTAGATTATGAAATTGTAGCATGGGCGGAAAATGGTGCTTCATATTCAATCGACCATGGGAGCATTGGTACATTTATTCCTAGGGAGGGAAATAAAAAAGCAGATAGATTAAAATGTAGCTATCAGCATAACGTTGAAAATAGTGTATGGAGTAAATTCGATGAAATTATTAGTAAAGAATATGAAAAAGACACAGGAGGAAAGTTAAGAATATTTATTACGGGGATCGATTGCGGTTACCAAACTCAACACGCTTATCAATATATTGATAACTCAAATCATAATGTAGTTGGTATTAAAGGGAAAGATGAAGATAAATATATTCCTATTGGCGTAGATATTAAAACTTACAGACACGCAAAGGAAAAAACAAATTTATATTTAGCTGAGGCAAATATTTTAAAAGATAAGTTAAGCGAGTTACTTTCATTAAAGTATGATAGTAGTTTTCATGACAAGCAGCCAGATGGTTTTTGTAATTTCCCTTTTTCTTCAGATGGAAAATATTTATATGATAATTTCTTTAGTCATTTTGAAGCTGAGCATAAAATATTTGACCACGATAGCAAATATAGATGGAAAAAGAAAAATGAAGTAGTTCAAAATCACTTGTTCGATTGTCGTCTTTACGCTATGGTTGTAAAGGATATTTTTGTTGACAATGTGTTGAAAGAAATGAAAATAAAAAACGGATATTGGCGTGATTACGTTGATTTGGTTTTGAGTAATTTTTAAAACGGTGGTTAACCGTTAATAGTTTTTTTGTGTTTTAAATATTTATATTTTTGGAAGCAAAATATTATATATATGTCGGACGCTGTTCAATTAGATAGAGTAAGCCAAATAGTAGGTTATAAAATTCAAAAAGGTAATTTTAGCAATACTACGCCTAACTTACCTCACAGAATTGCTATTCTTGGAGAAGCAAATACTGCTAATCAATCAACTTTAGATACAGTAGGTAAAGAAATTACCTCAGCACAACAAGCTGGACAATTATATGGATATGGTTCGCCTATTCATCAAATGATGAGAATTTTAAGACCGATTACATCTGTAGGAGTTGGAGGAATACCAACAATTGTTTATCCTCAATCAGTTCCAGTAGGAGCTACTGCGAAAGTAATTGACATTACTCCAACAGGTACAGCAACGGCGAATGGAACACACACTATTATTATTGATGGTAGAAATGGAGTTGATGGAGGTAATTATTTTGTAAATATTAATACAGGGGATGATGAAGCTGCTATATCTCAAAAGATAGCTGATGTAGTTAATGATGTGTTAGGCTCTCCAGTAATTGCTACGGTTGAAGACACTCCAGATAAAACTGTTTTGACTACAAAATGGAAAGGATTAACGGCAAATGACGTAAATGTAACTGTAGATACTGGAAATAATACATTAGGTATTACTTATGCAGTTGTTGTGGACACCACAGGAACAGGAACACCAAGTGTTTTAAGTTCATTAACTCAATTTGATGAGAATTGGAATACAATTGTAGTAAATAGCTATGGTTTGGTTGATGCTGTTACTGATGAATTAAAAGCGTATAACGGTATTCCAGATGAAGATAATCCAACTGGTAGATGGAATGGAGAGGTATTTAAGCCATTCATTGCTATTACAGGAACAAAATTAAATGTAGCTCAAGATTTAATTGATATTACTACTCTTGAAAAAGACGAAGTAACTATTGCTTTAGCTCCTGCTCCTGGTTCAAATGGTTTAAGCTTAGAGGCTGCTGCTAATATGACTGTTTTATTTGCTTTACAAGCACAAAATAGTCCAAATACTGACGTTCAAGATAAAGTTTATAATGATATGCCTATCGGTGACATTGGCGACTTTTCAGATTATAACGAACGTGATAGAATGGCAAAAAATGGTTGTTCAACTGTAATTGTCAGCAATGGAAAATATAAAGTAAAAGACTTTGTTACTACATATCACCCAGTAGGCGAAAATCCTCCTCAATTCAGATACCCAAGAAATATAAACATTGATTGGAATGTGAGATTTGGAGAATTATTATTAGTTCAAGCTTATGTTATTGGGAATAGTATTTCTGCTGATGATGACATTGTAGATGCTTTAAATGTTATTAAGCCTAAAAGTTATAAACAATTATTATTTTCTTATGCGGAGCAATTAGCAAGAAGAGCTTTAATTGCTGATGCTTCATTTATGCAAGATAGCGTAACGGTAGGTATTTCTCCAACTAATCCAGATAGAATTGACACAACTTTTTCTTATAAAAGAACTGGTTTTGGTAGAATAGCATCAACAACTGCAACAGCAGGGTTTAATTTCGGAAATTAATTTTAAAAAATAAATATTATGGCAAAAGCAGTAGGTGGAGATATAGAGGAATTTATCGTTAATCATCCAACTTTAGGAGCTAGAAGCTTTAAACCTAAAGCAAATGAGGATAACACTTTTGATCGTGGCGGTATTCGTTCAGATGATGACGAGGCAATGATTACAACTGATGGTGATTTGATTGTAAAATTAACTAGAGTTAGGGGTTTTATAGAAGTTGTATTGGCAAATGACCAGGGAACTGCAAATGATTCTGATTTCTTAAATCAATTATCAGCAAGTCCAGAATCTTTTGATTTAACAATAAGTTTAATTAATGGTTCAACTTTCGGGGCAAAAGGACGAATAGTCGGTTCGATAGAGGAAAATTTAAACGCTGCTACTGTTTCAATAAAAGTTGCGTTTTCACAAGCGAAAAAAATAGCATAAACTAATAAATAAAAATCATGGAAAAAGTAAGTTACGATTTAGCGAAAGAAGAATTTAACAGATGGTTAGATTTTAAAAGAGTAAAACCAAAAGTTAGAGAAGATTATAAAGAAACAATTGAAAGTTTAGTTGAAAATATTCAATTTGGATTTTTAAGAATTGATGAAGATTGTAATTTAATTCAAGAGTTAATTTTCCCAATTGAAGCGGATATAGTTACTAGAGAATTAACTTATAAGCCAAGGGTAAAGGTTGGGGAAATTCATAATGCTTTAAAAGGAATTAAAGCAAGTGACGCTCACGAAATGATAAAAGCAATTGCAGCTCATTTAATTGGAATGCCAAAAGGCTTTTTGAGTAATCTTGATACAGAGGATTATTCAATTTGTCAAAATATTGCCCTTTTTTTCATACCGAAGTAGCTAGTTTAGAAAATGGTATTAAGACGGTAATAAGGAAATTTAGATGGACACCTGAATATGTAAATAGTCTGTATCTTGATGGTGCAGACTATTTAAGTTTATGGTTCTGGTATGATGACATTGTAGAGGAATCAAATGAATTAAAAAAGAAAACAAAAAAATAAATGGCTAATTTTTCTGTAAATGCTGTAATTAAAGCTATCGATGACTTCTCTATTCCTATTCAAAAAATGGAAAGAGCAGCTAGTTCTTTCGGTACGAAAGCAGAAGAATCATTTGCAAAAGCAGAAAGGCGTTTAAATAGATTAGGAGAAAAATCATTAAAAGTGGGGAGGTCTTTCGGTATTGCAGGAATAGCAATATTAACTCCTTTAGCTTTAGCTACTCAACAAGCCGTAGAGTTTGAGGATAAAATGGCAGATGTGGCGAAAGTTGCAAATGTAACTTTAGGATCAAAAGAATTTGATAAATTAAGTACCTCAGCTAAAAAATTAGCGATAGAATTAGGTGTTTCGGCTGAACAATCAGCTGCTTTACAAGCAAATTTAGCTCAAGGAGGTGTTGGATTACAAGATTTAGATAGAGTTAGTTTAATTGCTGGTAGAGTTGGAGTAGCTTTTGGGATTACTTCGGATATCGCGGGTGAATCTTTTGTTAAAATTCAGAACGCTTTAGGCGGAACAATTGAGGAAACGCAATCTTTAATGGATAGCATTAACTTATTAGGCAATACTATGTCTGCATCTTCTCCAGAGATACTAACGTTCATGAAAAATGGAGGAGCTGGAGTTACTAGAGCTACTGGAGCAAGTTCTAAGGCTGTGGCTGCAATGGGTGCTCAATTAATTGCAATGGGTAAGTCTGCTGAAGAAAGTGCAACTATAATGCAAAGATTTACAAAGCAATCTTTGATGAACAAAGATTTACGTAAAGTTTTTGACGATGCTGGAGGTGGTCATGCGGGTATGATGAAGATTTTGCAAACAGGAATGCAAAAAACTGGAAAAGAACAGGATAAATACTTTCAGCAATTTGGAGACTATGGTTTAAGTATTAGATTATTAGGAGAAAACTACACTCAATTAGAAAAAGCAATAGATATAAGCACGGATAAAACAAAAGCATTAAACTCAGTAAACCAAGAATTTGAAAATAGAACACAAACATCTGCTTTTGCTTTAGCACAAGCTAAAACACAATTTAATATATTAGCAATTGAGATAGGTAGTAAGATGCTACCTATAATTAATGATTTACTAAAAGTTTTAACTCCTATTATTGATAGGGTTATTTCTTGGGCTGACAATAATAAGGAGTTATCAAACAGTTTAATTAAAGGAGTTGCTTTAGTTGGTGGTTTATCTTTAGCTATATCTGGAGTTGCTTATGTAATGGCAGGATTAAGTAAGTTAACCTGGTTACTTCGTGGTGCTTTATTAGCTTATAATATAGTTGTAGGGATTTCAACCTTTATGCTAAATGGAAGTATTTTTGCTTTAAGAGGAAATATAGCTGCTCAATATGCTTATATTGGGGTTATGAAACTAGCTACTGCTGCTAACTGGTTGTTTAATGCTTCTAATCCAGTTGGTTGGATTATTATATTAATCGGACTTGTTGCTGTAATGATAAAATATTGGGATGAGTGGGGTGCTGCTCTTTCCGCTTTCATTCCTGTATTAGGACATATCGTTTCTCTATTCATGACATTTAAAAAGAATTGGGATTTAATTAAAAAATCTTTTGAAGTAAATGGAATAATTGGAGGGTTAAAAGCTATTGGAATTACAATATTAGACGCTTTTTTGATGCCAATTCAACAATTGCTAGAGTTAATTGGTCAATTGCCAGATTGGTTAGGTGGTGGTTTAGCTGTTGATGCAAGTTCCGCAATAGCCGATTTAAGAAAAGGATTACAAACAGAATTAGAAGCTACTGCAGTATCGGATCAAAGACCAGCTATAAACTCTGAGAAAGTAAGACAGGACACAATGGTTAGTAAAATGGAAAGTTCACAAAAGCAAACAGTTGATGTTAATTTCAATAACACTCCAAAAGGTACGGGTGTTTTTAGCTCTGGAAATATTTTTATGACACCAACAATTAATCCAGCTTTATAATGATAGATTTACTTTTTTTAGAAACTGGAAATGGGGGCGATTGCCAACTTGTAAATCAAAGATTTGCAGAGGCTATGAGTTTTGAGAATATGCCGTTTTTTGCGATGTTTGGAGGTAATCCAGGAGAAGAAACTACCAATACAAGATTGGAAGATGAGCAAAAGTTTGATTGGTGGGGAAACACTTCATTA